GAACTGTGATCCACCCAATACTTTGCGCTTACTCTGCCCGACCCGAGTCCCGTAGCTGTAGTTACCGCTTGCTGTATCACCGCTATCGTGACCGAACAGGCAATCCCGCCACGCTGCGGACGTTCCCGGTGAACTTGTCCCAGATGCGTCAAAGAAAACCGCCAGAGGGGCTGCGCCGGTTGTTACAGATGATGTAAAGCTCGGCGTTATGCCTCTAGATGCAATCGCAATCGTTCCAAGCCGACCAAGGCCAACGCCAAACATCAGCACCCCCCGATCAGGTAAGGCGCGGCCAAGACGGCGATCTGCGGTATTTCCTTGCGTGCAGTTGGCATATGTTTTACAGCGTCATCCCGACGTTAATAAATCGATTGGCCTTCTAGTAAAAGAAGGTGCTGAAATATTGTTCCAATCGGACTACCGCAATTGCTTGCAGCTTGGACTGCCGTTCGCGCATCCCTCGATGACCGGTACGCATTGGTGGGTAATCCAGCTATTTACCCCTAGCTGGCCGCGTCGAGTTCACGGTATGAACGGGGTTTATGGTAGCGCTAACTTGATTTGAACAAGTGACCTTCAGATTATGAATCTGCTGCTCTAACCAGACTGAGCTACAGCGCGATATTCCGCGCATTATGCAGCATATTCGCGTGTTTGTGTCAAGTTGCACACGATTTATGCATTTTCGTGAATGTCACCGCCGACCAGCCGACACGGATTATTAGAGTCGTTCCAATGCCGTAGCGCTCAATGCTCACACTGTAGCCTGGTCGGATGCCTGTTTTTCTGTGGAAGTTGATCATGTTCTGCAATATTCGCACAAAGATACCAGTTTTGGTGCACCGCAGTTGCAGCAGGGTTTGTATTTAACCGGCCTTTGGCTAACATTTGCAGAGTAAATATCTCGCGGGTCATCCCATTTTAAGCAATCCTTGATCAGCCTTATGTGGTCATCGCCACTATGGTTTGTGCGCCCATAGCCATACATCGCATTCACCACGAACCCGTCGTCAGTGCCGATGGATTTAATCATGCAACCCCCAGATCCACCAAAAACCTAGCGCTCTTGTAACCCCCGCTTGACCGCAACAACTCCACTTTCCTCCTGCGGCCTTCAACATGGATGATTGCTTCGTCGCCAACTTTACGCGGCGGTGCTGACACAAACACAGGAATATCATCACCAGTGCTGGCAACTGGGATGAATCCATAGTTGTCGAAGAAAGCGCAAAGCCTGTTTCTAGGATTCCTGAAAACTCTTAACTCATCCATGATCTAGCCCTTGGTTGTGATGGTTTCTTTGCGATGTGCGGTTCTTCGTAGGCAACGGCCAATAGGCCGAAGGAATCGCTCCCGTGTGATGACCAATCGTGCTCTGGCCCCAGTCCAACCCCGCGCACTTCGTCCTTCTTTTCGTGATACCAGCCGAGCGCATCGCGTCCCGCTTCGGTTGTCGCCTCGTTAAACCAGCATGCGCCGAATATGCGCCTAGCCGCTTCAATCCGAGCCGATGCCGCGCCCTTACCCTGATTCGGCACCACTGTCACTTCATACCCCGCCTCTTTCAGCGCAGATTCATAGGATACGTCATAAACCTTGTCTTGGGTAGAGCCATCGTGCGGGAGCCATATCTGGCACTTCTCGGGCGTGTAGTTCTTGGTTCGCATCCATTCAAGGTGTGCAGACAGAGGCTGGCCAACAACTTCGTAATAGTCCAATATCCTGATTTCCTTGCCGATGAACTGCGCTATCCACATGGTAAATGCGTCGGCCCTGGCTCCAGTTCCACCAATGTCCACGAATGCGCGCTTCGTCATCAATGGATCAGCAGGAACCCGGCTAATGCGCCCCTCTGCCTTCGCGTCTGTTAGACACTTAGCGTAGTAAGCACCAGCTACAACACTGACAAACTCGCCTTCCCAGATGTGCGGGTATTGGTCTGGGCGCTTTTCCTTGTCTTCCAGGCGCTGGCGTTCCAGCTTGGCCGGAAACTTGGGGTTGTCTCGCCAGTTCAGGTCAACGACCTTTATCAGCGGGTTTCCAGCGTTGACGAACCGCGATTCAACTGCTGCAGTCTTTCGCTTGGGGTTCCAAGTCACCCAAAGCTCAGCGTTCCAGTCTTCACCCTCTTCCCGCAGAGTTGGGATTAGTGTATTCCATGCCTCGTCTGTCACTGGTTCGGCTTCGTCCACCCAGCAAATCAGGATTCGCCCCTTTGACTTGACGCTGGCAATGTTGCGGTCAAGTCCGGCAAACGTGAATTCGATACTCCCACACCGGCTTTTAACGTACTTCTGCCCGATTTCGTACCAGGCATTTAGCCAAGGTTCGTCTTCAATCGCCCGCTTGATTTCCTCTAGGCTGGAGTCTTCTAGGGAGTTCATGAACTGGCGGGCTGATAGCAGGATGCCTTTCTGACCAGCCATGCCGAACATATAGCCGCGAATGGCTAGCATCTTGGCAAAGCTGCGCGTTTTTGCTGAGCCCCGCCCGCCTCTAGCCCCGCGAACGTCTGCAGACCCAGCGAATACGGGGATTAGCTTTCGCGGGAGTTCAACCTTTGCCGCTGTCATCCATTGGCACCAGTTCTACGCGGTGGACAACCGACCCGCCAAGCTCTAACTTTGTCGGCGCATTGAAACCGTGCATCAGGTTCAATTCCTTCACTGCAGACACTTTCTCTGCCGCCTTGGCCTCGCTATCAGTTGCTATGTCTCGCAGCGTCTGAACGCTATCCTCGCGTGTCCAAAGGGCCTTTGTGACAAGTTCAGCCTTCAACTCTGCCACCCTTGAGGAAACCTTGAGGTCAGTCATCAACTTTGATGCGACCTGATTGATGCTCTCTGGCTTCATTTTCCCAGCGTCATAAGCCGAACGATAGGCGTCTGACTGGTTCATACCGCTGGCGATGGCTTGGCAGAATGATTCCTGTTTAGCAGTGAGGGTCATTTGGCCTTCGCTTTCTTTTCGGCCCGATACTTCGCCATGTAGGCCTTCATGTAGTCTTTGGAGTGGCGGTCTTTGTTAACACCTTGGTCGGTCGTCTTGGGCGCTTTACTTGTGTTAACAGATGCATACTCCACGGGTTTACGAATCGTCAAAGGACCGCCGTTCTCTGGCTTATCGGCCTCAGAAATCGCCTTCACCAATTGAATTGTTTCTTCCTGGGCGGCGTTAGCAAGCATGAATTCTCGGTCTATCTTGTTGGCCAAAGCACCAGCAATCGCCGACTTGATTTGCGTTGACACACATATTTCGTCTGGCTGTGGCAATAACCCACTGGCGTTAAGCCTCCGAGCCACTGAGCAGGCCATGGATGGCTTATGGTGCAGCTTGCAGCCTAGGCACTGGCGGTAGGTTTCGGTCATTTGGCTTCAACCTCTTTCTGGCGCTCTCTTGTGCCCATGCCGAATAGTTCCCGCACAACATCCGCCAACCCCTCCAATGGATAGACTCGCGGCTTTTCCTCTAGCAGGTCAACGAGTGATTCTGCTTCTTCGCGGGTTAGTTCTAAATCTCTCATTTGTCATCCTTGAGCGCAGCCCATAGGCGCTTGGCTATATCGGCCTTTGCACGCTCTTGCGCCATCCATGCGGTTGAATCAACAACAACGCCAGTCACAGACAGAACGCCGCGCAATTGCTGGATTGCTGCGATTAGCGCTTCTGCATCGTCTGACCGGATGTCGTGCTCTAGTGCTATGGTCAATGAATGGTATCTATCGGTCATTTCCCCTCCAATCCAGCGGCGAATGCCTTGATCTTCTCGTGGTTGTCTGGGTGAGCGCTGATTGTCAGTGGCTTGTATTGCGCCCACCTGGCTATTGGAGTCACTTTTACGCCTTTAGCCTTGGCCCATTCGTCTCGGTCTGAATTGTCTGGCGGGTATGGCTTGACTTCAAGTGGTTTTAGCGGCCAAAGGATTGACATCACACAACCCCCAATCGCAACTCAACCAGCCCGAGCATTGCCTCGTCAGAGGCCTCCTTGACCTTCTTGGCGTCTTCCAAAAGCTGCGGCGGGCAGTCTGGGGCGAATTCCAGCAGCTTCACGATCTTTGCTGCGTCCGCGCATGTCTGACCCATCTTGGCTAGTCATTGGTCGTAGGTTTTAGATTCGGGCATGGCATCATCCTTGTGACT